ATATTTAGTTCCCTGGTGACAGCATTGAAGTCTTGCTCATATTCCAATAGTTGATTTACATCAGGGGTATTAAGAATAGTAGACTTTATTATGGAAGCAACTGTGCTTAGATTAGGATTTTTTATTAGTATACTTCCATAGTAATCCACTCCATAAGTAGTATCTAAAAACCATTCCCCTTTAAAAAACCATAGTCTCGTACGTAAATGCTGTCTTACTTTTTCAATTCCTTCAACTATTACAAGATTATAATTTTCTATAACAAGGTCATGACGACTTTCACCTAATTTTAAATTCTTCATTCCGCCTTACTCCTTGTTTGTCCAGCAGAGTCTATAACAATAGAAAAACTTACTGGATAGGGTGTTGGCGATGGAGAGCCAGGGATTTGTGGAGTTGCATTTATAATGTCTGATTCATCTCCTTTACGAAGGACTAATGTACTTTCTGATTTTGTTCTTACTGCAGTAGCATTTAGTGGTACATTATATGGTCCTGGATCTGGAATAGTTGCACCTGCAGATGGAACTGTTATGGCAGTTACTGCCACAATAGTACCATCTAAATAAACTCCAAGATTATCTGCTTTCAATCTTATAGACGGTAAACCAACTACTACAATAGTACAAACTACCAAAGGATCATTTGGAATAAGGGCCATGCCTATTACTGCCATATCAATAAGTGCCATTAGTCAACCGTTAATCCATCACTATTTATGGCTACTGTACCACCATTAGATTCTATAGTAGCCTGTCCATTTGTTATAATAAAATCTTTACCATCAGCAGAAATCTTCACATCATCGAATTCAAGTTCTAATTGGCTGCCATCACCAACAGACAATCCTTTATCAAATGCCCATAGACCTGGAATTGCTATTGCATCAGATAGATCAAATTTACGAGGATCTTGAGGAGCAACTGCTTCACCTCGTGACAACCATGTCTCAAGTGATCTTTCTGCAAATACAAGTAATACACCATCTCCTTTTTCTAAAGGAAAAGTAAACTTAAATCGAGCAGTTCTAAAAAATAATACTGGCACTGATACTATCACTGGTAAATCAAGTATAGTATTATTCTTATAGACACGTTTTATCATAGGTTTAACTTCAACCCTTGGTCCAGAAGAATCGTACTTAGATACTTCAGCAGGAAGAGCAGTGTGTACTCCAGCTAATATATTCCACATAGCTTGCTTTAGGGCATTAGTTAGATTATCGCTGCTATTCATTTTTGTTCGAATACCTTCATCTTAGTTTCCCAAGTTTCCCCGTCAATATCACCAACATGCTGCACCTCATGTATTTTAAAAACAGTCCCATTTGGTATTTCTCTACTTGTGACAGAGACAACACCACCTGGCTCTGCTTTTGGTTGTAATAAAGTACGAATCAACCATCCAGGTGTTTTATCATCTTTATTCATGCTGGCACCAATTTTTTCAAGACGCTCAGGGCTATCTATCATACCAGTTGCTTCGCTTACTACTATTGCCCTTGTTAAATCACCTTTGCCAATAAGCTGTATTTTAAGTTCACTATTTTGAAAAGACCATTCTAATCCTACTGCTTCACATAGTACATCAAGAGCATTTTTTGCTGGGCCTATAAATGAATAACCATTTGAAAATTTCTTATCTACAAATGGTAAAGTAGTAAGATTTATTTTTTGTGGAACAGCTAATTTCTTTGAAATATCAGTCAATATCTGCCTTATGCTGAATCCTTCTTTATATGAAAGTGATAGGGTAGATTCTCTTGTGACTTTTTCACCGTCGCCTGCTTCAATCTTAGTGACTACTTCTGGTCTTGGATAGGCATGATTTAATAAAGTTATATCACCAATAAATAAAACTTCGGCACCATCTTCTTCCCTATAGCCAGCAGATAAAGTAATCACTTCATCGAGTTCTCTTATCTTATTCCTTGACTCTTGTGAAAGATTAGTTATTTCAATTTTCCCTTTGTTACTTTCAGATGTATTTGTCTTGGTTACATCAAATGAAATACGTAAATCTTCTATTATAAGATTAGAAAGGCCTGGTTTACCAAAGATAACCGATGCAACTCTATCAAACTGCCGCTTCAACTTCAACCTCCGGAATATATACAAGCTGCAATGCCCTATTATTTACAAAATCATATCTACCAATGTTATCAGTAGAATCAGTAGTATCTACTACATATAAATTACCAGGTGGCAATGAATAGTCAGGGTAATTGGATATGAGCTCATACTCTAATACAAGTTTTATTGCAGCAAGATTTATACCTTCTCTATTTTGGAATATAAGACTAAAAAACTCTCCCCTTGTATTCCAATTAAAAGATAATAAATAAGGTACATTATCTAATGTTATTTCTTCTGTAAAAGAAGGGAATTCTTTAAAAGGAATAGTTCCCATTAAAACCCCCTGCTAAGAAAACTATTTACTTTATCCACCAATACCTTTGTATTTAGTGATTTCATTTGCATAGTCATGTACTTCATTTATATTTGCATCAAGTAATAAAGACCCAATTTTACCTGGTTCTTTTACTCCGAATAATAAATTAATTGCCATTATTCAATCTCCGGAAATGACGACTGTATATTTCTAGCCTGCTCAGCCAAGGCATTATTGACTGCCTGTGAAGTCATATCTGCAACTTGTGCAGCATCTTCTTGTGATCTTACTTGACCAACTTCTACATTTACAATAGGTTGAAGTTGAATAGTTTGAGATGCACCTGCAGTAGCCCTTGCACCCTCAATAAATTTTTTAGTGCTTATATTTTCTCCAGTTTCACCAAGTCCTGTGCCAGCGACTATTGCAGCAGTTCCAACAGTTTTTATAACACCTGGAATCGCTTTAACTGCTTCAGTAGCAAGATCTTTCCTTAAGCCAACTGCACTTTTCAGACCATTAATAGCACCACTTATTCCAGCAACTAAAGCTTTAAATGCTCCGGCAATTACATCGATTATACCAAAGAAAATATCCTTGATACCCTCCCATGCCTCTTTCCAATTTAAAGTAAAAACTCCACCAAGAAATCTTAGTAGACCACCAAGTATTTTCAATACACCACCGACTGCAGTTATAACAGCATCAACTATTCCTGCTAAATACTTAATGCACCATTTAGAAATAGTAAGTAGATGCTTCAATATTACAGGGCTGAATCTTTCCCATAAAGAAACTATAAATCCCCATGCTATCTTTACAAGTTCCACTATGGCTAATACAAGAGGACTTATTATTTTCCAAACCTGCTGAGCAGCAGTTATAATAGTAGGAATTATTACTCCAACAATTATATTTTTAAGGTTATTTAACATTATTGGTAAATTAATAGTAAACCATTCTTTTAACCAAAGTAAAATAGGTATAAGCTTTGCCCTAAAATCTTGCCAAGATCCAAGGAACATACCTATAACAGAGCTACCACCTTCTAACCATGTCATAATATCCTCTATAACCAATGCTAATAAGGCACCAATTATAATGGCTATACGAATAGCAGGGGTCAGTCCCATTATTAACTTTAGAACAGTACCACCAAAAATCATTAGAGGGCCAATGGCAGCAACGAGAGCACCAACAATAAGAATATAACGCTTAGTAGAATCAGACAAATTATTTATCCACCCTAATACTGGGATAGCAACTGCCAATAATTTATTTAGGCCTGGTACCATTTGGGCACCAAAGGTTACCGCCACATCTCGTACTACTGATTTTACCTGTCGTAAACGGTTTGCGAATTCATGCAATGTTCTAACGGCGTCACCAACTGCCCCTTGTGAAGTCATTGCTTTCTGTATTAGAGCAAGACGAGCAATTGCTTTTTGTTGTTCATTGGCTTTAGCTGTGGATTTTGCCAACCCCTGTGCCTGAAGTTCAATATCAAGTGCAGACGCCTTTAGATTAATACCAAATCTATCAAGAACTTCTGCAGATCCAGACATTGCTGCTATAAATCTCTGTGCAGCTTCTTCATCTGAGACATTATTGAAAGAGCCAAAATCAATGGTAAGTTCCTGCATCTGCCTCGACATACGTTGAGCCTCATCAGCACCAAAACCCATACCAACAAAGAAAGACTGAAAAGAGGCCATAGATTCTTTGACAATGAATTTTGATCTACCAACAGTTTTTGCAAAAGTCTCTGCCCATGAATTAGCATCATCCTCCATACCACGAAATACCATATTAAATTTATTTTGAAGCTCAGTCGCATCAGAAGCAGCCTTGACCATACCAGCTGCGGCTGCTACAAGCGGCACGGTAAGAAATAACGACATACGCTGGCCAATAGCGACCATCCGGTCTGCTGTGGCTCGTACGGCCATCTCTGCCCGTCTGAGACTGTTTTCATCAGTTTCAAATCCAAGTAAAGTTACGAGTTCACGAACGATCATATGTCAAGTTCCTCGATTTTACCACCCTGCTTTGCGTAAATAGCCAGGACTATCTTTTCGATTTTTTCGATTTTATTGGAAGCAGTACAATTTTCTTTGTGCTCTTTGATTTCTGTTTCTACATAATTATACATGCTGTCTTGATGATAAATTTGTGCATGGGTTTTTATGGCTTTTTCAATAGTAGAGCGACTTGCCAATGTGGTAAAAGTAAACGTCAAAAGAACCGACACTAATGCTACCACTGAGCCTGTTAGTATTATTTGAGACATTATTTACCCTCCGGTAGTTTAGGTCTTAGAGCATCTTGGATCGCTTCTTTTACATCTAGTACTGCATTTGCTTTTTCCACATCTTCCAGAGACCAGTACTCATGCAAATCTTTCCAAGTTGATAATCCTTCTATTATCAATCTCCAAAGCAACCATTCCTCAAGTAGCTCAGGGGCAACGTTCTCAACTATTTTTTTAATTCTTCCGTCGAGGCGCTGTTGAGTCCTGGGAGTACCATCCCTTTCCCAATAGCGCCGAGGTCGAAAAAACCATTTGCCTTGATAACCTGTGCAATAAGCTTATACACCAAAAAATAATTACCGATAAACAGATCATCGAAATATACTTCATCGATAACTTTATCCTTTATAAATGTATTGGATAAAAGATCGAGGGCGAGCTTCAAAAATGCTTCCTCATTGAGCTGCTCTGATAAAGACTGAAGAGCACCAGGAAGAAGCTCATCCACATCAAAATCCATAACAGTAAAATTTTTCTTCCCAGACCTTGCAGCCTGTGTAATGGCAGGGAGCATTGGCCCCAATATTGGAAGAAGAATTTTATAAAGGCGAGTTTTAAGCTTAAATCCGCGAACTCCATTAAATTGTACAATCTTAACTTCGAGTCCGTCAATATTAGTCTCACGTGTTTTTACGGGCATTACATTCTCCATTTCATGTGATTATCCTAACGCAAATTACTCTGCGTCAGGATTACCACCTGTAAACATGTCAATGTCTGCACAATCAAGGGTCCATTCACGATTGGCAATTTCTTTACCGAACTCTGCCTCAGTATGCTTGCGTATCCATGCAAATGCTGAGACATAGATCGAACGACCAGAGTTATCTTTGATCATTACTGGGACAACTCCATTGTTGCTAAGCTCATCTGCCAGCTGTATACCAGAAAGCACATCATTTGAAGGTGATGTTTGAGCCAATGTCATGGTGATTTCACCAGACAGGTCATTAGATTTGGACCTCGATAATATTCCATCCGCGCCGCTGACCTTTGTAAACATGTCATTTGTACGCATAGCACGAATGAAGGTACCATCAGCAAAACCACCGATAGGGATACCATTAACGAGAACCGAAACCTGTTTTGGATCATAGGTTCTTACAGGCATTCTACTCTCCTTTTTCTATTCGTTAATAACAGAAGGTTAAAGGGTTACTATACCATTTACCTTCACTGCATGAATCGCTCCAGACAGATAGGCAGTGAATTTTATATTATCCAAGAATCTTGCAGCTTTATCTACAACAGGAACATCCTGAATTCTTGGTAATGTAATAATGTAACCGCCAACCTGGTTACCATCATCATCAAAAATTGTAGGAGAAATACCCCCACGATTTTGCCCCACCTTCAAAGGTTCTTCAAGGGCAGCTCCAACTGCATCAATCCCCTGCTGAGTATATGGTACCTTTGGTAAACGGGTAAGAAGCCCATAGATCGATTCCTGAATTCTTGCTTTGAGCCAGTCGATAAAAATTATGATATCGACGAATTCATTGGCCCCAACAGTACCTTCACGAAAGATATTCTTTCCGCCAATTTCTTCATATACATTTGCAAATTTATCCGTTGCATTCTGTCCCTGAGTCGGCGTAAGAGAATCAACAGCAATAGTAGCAAGGGACTTAAACTTAAGGGTATATGTGCCAGGGTCAAATGGTAATACTTTACCAAGGGCACCACCCTCAATGTATGCAGTAGCAGCCCCAGCATTATAGGCTGCAAATGAACGTGCCAGGGTATTTACTTTGAAGTAGTATGCTATTGAAGTAACATCTACTCCATCTGCCTGGTCAATGATATTTGCATCTGCAGATCCTGCACCAAATATCTTTTCATTTGCTTCAACCCAATCTGCCGCTTCTTCTTGATCAGCAGTTGTGCGAGAGGTAATAACCAATCCATACCAATCAGATTGTTCACTGTTGATTGCGTTCAATGAAGCTGTGAGATTTGCATCCCCTACATCTATACGACCAATTGCAATTCTTGTTACACGAGGATTCTGAGCGAAGATATTTGCAGCAGCGATATACTCCTCGTCGCTTTCTCCACCAGTCAAATCAGCTGCAAGGGATGCAAGGTCAGTATAATACTGTAGACGACCTACAAAGGTAGCATTTGGACCAACTATACAAATGGTACCAAAGCCAGCCCGAGAAACTCCCGAAGTCTCTCTTGAAATTACGACATTAACAATGTCATTAAGGGACATGCTCGTCCTCCTTGTTTAAGGTTCTGGAATTTCAATATCTTGTACCATAATTACGCTATCATCTACATTTTTGTAGGTGGCTTCAACTTCGGTACTTTCTATAACTCCTTGTTCTGTATCTACAGATTCATATGGTATTCTCATAAGTAAATCCATTGCACCTCTCGGCTCAAATGATTTATCTAAAATTGTGGAAATATCAGTAGGTCCCATAAGAGTATCTACAAATGCTACACCTTCATCCATAAAAATCTGGTAATCAGCTGTTCTGCTTAATCTGCCATATATTTCTAAAAGAATCTCAATAGGATCTATCGTCCTATCTTCATCTCCATATATTTGCACATTCCAAGTAAAATCACGATTCCCAGCTATTTTACTAGAGCCAGTTATACCATCTGGAGGAAATACAAAATCATGGCCTATATTGTTAAAAGAAGTAAGGAGCATAGTAGCATATGGCTTGGCAGGTCTTCCTATATTTTGATTAGCCCAATACACCTGTGAACTACTCCACCCAGTTACCTGAATAACGTAGTTTACAAATGCCAATCTTACATCACTGAATGCCATTTAACTCTCCAGTACTTTCATAACAATATACTTGTGATGGTTAATTACGTTATTTTGCCATGGTGCATGACCAATAACTTCATATCGCTCACCAAATAA